AAAAAACCGATATGACGAGCGTGCTCTCATGTCCCCAGCCCGCGCCCCCCTTAAAAGGGGGCGCCAGCTCTGCCCCCCGTGAGGGGGGTGTCGCTGCGCCCGACCGTTCTCGTTCTGCATCGCTGCGGTCCGATTCGTCCTCCGCCGGAGGTTCGTCTCGTGTCGGGGGCGAAGGTGAAGCCGTGGTAAGGGGGATTGCAACCCCGAGCCCCATGGCAGACCCTTCCGCCCCCGCAGCGGTGTGGCCGGTTAATACCGGCCGTCGTTTTAGTAACCTGACCACTGATTGTAAAAGCGTGGGAGCTGAGGCCACCAACAGTGAGCGATTGAACCTCTTCGGAGGGGTCGTCGCATCCATCTTCAATCTATCTGCGTTGCGTATAATGCAGGTAATGGGTTGTTCCCCGGACACGAATTCGCCCACCGCTGTGGAGGCGTATGAGTCAACGGTGAGACCATTCAGTTGCCCCCTCCCTAGGCCCGACGTTGCGTCGGTGAAACTCCTATGGGCAGAGGAAGTCTGTTTTGGTGATGGTTCCGGTGTGCAGTGCACCGATGGTGAAAGGACTTCACCCGCCGACTTTGTAGCACGTGTGCTGGCATTGGTCGGGGGGGTGTGCGGCGAACAGGCCGCACTGTTACCAGAGCTTGGCGGAGCTTTGGGAGACGCAGAATCGCCACCAATCTGGCCGGGGCCCCCTGGTGGATTGCAAGGAAATGGTGAATTGCCTGCGCGAGCTATGGGCATCAACAACACGCTCGTAGGTGTAGGGGGACGACCCCCCCTCACAACTTTGGAGGCCCGTCAGCATCAACGGGATCCTGTGTTCCTTTCGTACGCGGCAGCAGAGCTAAGCTTCAACACTTGGGCTAAGTACTCTGGCTCTGTCATCGGCACGCTTGTCTACGCTGTAGATGATGCCGCCGGATCGTACAATGGGACCGAATGGCACGTTTTGGAAAACGGAAGAGTGGAAATATCGTTTCTCGGAGGGGAGACGGTAAATCGGCCCCTTAATACCATACGTCCAACTTTCAACCTACCCGTCCTTATTTGGGGTCAAGAGGTTGCCCACTACCGGTACGAGACTCATCTCCGCCGTCTGACCCCGCTCGTTTGCGCTGCGTTCCTGGTCCCAGTAGCACGTGTTCGTCTGCCCCGCTGGGCGATGAATATCGTCGCTGCCATCACCAGTGTTTTGATCCCGGACCCAACCTCACACCCTATCAGGCAGGTCCACACCAGCAAATTCCTTGCGGGGAAAGAAAAGATACCCCACATCCTGCTCCTCACCCAAAAAGGTGTGGAAACGATCGCGAGTATTACACCAGTCGCACCTACGACACAGTGCGCAACAATCAAGTACGTGGACTTAGATACTTTAAGGATGAAATCCGGAAGCTCCTCAGCGCCGCTAGGAGTTGTCACTACGTATCTCAAGGAGCTCAAGGATCCGCGCGATCCTTCAAAACCGTTCTTGTTCAGTCCCGCTCAGGCGGTGATGATCGCAGCCGCTTGCTGCTCATTGCCACTTGGAGTGGTTGACGCGGTGAATTTCGCCAGGAGATGGGACGCAGGAATTGGTACCCTGCAGTCCGTGCTACCCTTCACCATAACTCCGGCGAAGGGGGGATTCACTACGCCCTGGTCGATCGTTGATGCGATCTTCAGGCGTATGCTCGACAAAAGATCCAAAGTGGTTCTGTCGCCCATCATGGCAGACACACTGGTCCGCGCCGCGCTAGGCATGGCCGAAATCATCCGGGACGGCGATCCCGACCTGCAGCTGACCCTCCTAACTCACTCGGAGGCCTGTGATCTGTATTCTTCCACTGCCGCACGGCTTGCTCGTGTCCGCGTGGAGGACTGCTACGGTCGCAAACACGACGCTACGGGGCACGCGCAATCCTTTACCAAGAAGGAGGCGCAGGTTGACACCGGCAAGGCCAAGCGCCTCATACACGCGGCCGAAATGAACACCCTCATGCTCGGCATGGCGGTGTGGCATCCCCTCACGCTCCGCATGAAAGAAATCGCTTACTCCCCAGAGCGACCCCATGGCCTAAACTACGCCGGGGGTCTGCCTCAGGGGGCAATCGACCAACTCGTGTGTGATTACATCGAGCGATCGGGGGACACCCCCTTCTCAGCAACCGACTTTAGCAGCTACGACGTCACTTTTTCGGCGCAACTGGAGCTTGCCGTTAACGTTTGCGCTTCCAGCCTTTTTGAGCACAGGGCTGAGGCGTCACAACGTATCGAGTCAGAGGTAAACGTGCCGTGCCATTTCCGGAGCGAGCAGAACGGCGAAACGTTCAAGGCTTGCCTCGGTTCGGGCACGGGAATTCTCTCTGGCGCTTCCGGCACGCATATGCGGGGGACTTTGGGCAATTTCATTAGCTCATTTTATTGTCTCCTAAGATCCGGCGTACCTGCTGAGGCCATCATTCGCCAGCCATCAATTCTAGGGCTAGCTTATGGTGATGACGCGCTTCACGCCCTCCAAGTAATATCGGAGGGCAGGCACCCTATCAGGGTCGATTTCAAGAAGTACTGTGCCGAGCTGGGACTCATAGTCACTTCCGACTCTATCCATAGCGTGTCCGGGGATGTGCTCCCCCAAACCCCCGCCGCAGAGAACTGTCCAACGTTCCTCGGTCGTGCCTACCCATCCGCTTCAACGTACCCTTTTTCCGTCCCTTGCATCACCCGCACACTCGCCAAGCTGGGCGTGACATGGCAGGTTGATGCAGAGCTCGGACGCAGGTACAACGTCGCGGCCGCTTTGCAGATGATCCCC